GATTTGATCTTGCAATGACACCCTGGCGACCTTGCTCATCTCAGAGCGCATCGTCGAAAGAGTGGAGCGCCATGCCACAAGCTGATCATATTCCGTGCTCATCTCTTCCTCCATCTGTTGACCCCTTATAACGTCACGACGTTACGTCTGTCAACAGCTAAATTGACCATCGAACTCCATGCTCTGCACCGAACGCGAATAACCACTCGATCAGTGTGCTCATCTGCGACTTGGTGAGGCGCGAGGATCGGAACCCAATCGGGAACGGCCGACCGTCAAGTCCTTCTTGGAACTGGCATTCCCACCCACAAGCGTTCATCGCAAGCGCTTTCCAATCGTCGACTGTATGACGTCTGCCGAGTGGTTTGGCGCGGGCGATATCCGACAGCATGGCGAACATCTTGCGCGACTGCTCATCAGAACGCTTCGGTTCGGCGATCTTGACGACGTAATCAGCCGGAGCCTTGTCGATGAGGCGCTTTGCTAGATCGCGCTGGGCGTCACCGCGAAGGATGACAACTTGGCTCATACCGAGATCTCCCGCTTAACTCGCTCGATCTCCTGACGTTTGCTATATCCAGAATAGCTTACCAAAGCAGATACGGTTCCCCTGGATATTCCAACTGCATCAGCTATTAGCCGAGCGCTAATCCCACTTTTGTATATCTCTATGATGGCAACCTTTTGCTCATCAGTCATAGCTCCACGGACTGTGTTAGTGGACTGCTGCTTCACGGTTGCCCATCTGCAATTTTCAGGAGAATATCCTAGATCTGGATTTATTCTATCTAGAGACATTCCCTTAGGACGATCTCCCATGTCTTCTAGGAAATTAGGGAAGGATCTAATCCATCTATCACAAACTTTTATGCCCCTTCCTCCGTATCTAGAGTACGAGGCATGATTAGGGCTAATGCATCTTTCCCTCATTCCTCTCCAAGAATTGTACGTTGGAGATAGACTTCTAGAACGAGCATGTCCGTGACCAAAACAAGCTCGGCATGAATTTATTCCCCTACCTGCATTCAGGCGCCCTCCGGGAATAAGTTGCCTATTACCGCAATCGCACTCGCAAAGCCAAAATCTACCTTTTTCCTTTGTGTTAACAGGCCGTTCAGATCGCTCAATAACCAACCAACAGCCGAACCTTCGTCCTTCAAGTTTCGAAATATCATCCATGTCAGAGCCCCAGTTTAGACCTATGCGGAGATTTACGAGAAAATTCGTCCGCAAGTTTCTTCATGTCTATACCGAACTCTGCCTCGAATGACAACTCTCCCACATCATGTTGCCGGTTATGGTGAAACCGGCACAAACTTATGCACCAGCGATCACTTGGCTTTATCCCCGTTCCACCGTCCGTACCGAGACGGACATGAGCGCATTCGATCGGCCGCTCTTCGCATCCCGGCACACAACAGTTGAAGCCGCGAACCCAAGCGCGATGAGCAGGACTCCTGCGCTTCTCATCAGCCTTGTGGCTGTTTCTATCGATGCGCTTGGGAAGCATCTACATCGTCCTTTCGCGTTCGAAGCTTTACCTGTGATAGATAGGATACCTCTGGCTGTCCCCGAAGGCGACGATTGCGGTTGATCTTGCCAAGCCGATAGCGTTCGCTTTTCGAATAAAGCGCTCTCTGATATGCGTTTGTGTCGCTCATCAGCCGGCGTCCAGAATGCCGGGGACATATCCGCCTTCCATGGCTTCAGCCATCACGGCGGTCTGACGCTCGGCGAGTTGCTGGGCAATGCCCTTCTCGATATCCACCGATCCTTCCCACCAGTCAGGGCGAACCTGTCGGATCTGATCGATAAGCGCCTTCTCGCTGGTGATCAGCGCATCAAGGCTGTCGGGATCAGGTGCGCGGTTCACTTCCATCATGAACGTCCGGACTGCCGCCTTGAGTGCGGTGGGGGTTTCATGCGGCATACCGTCGTAACGGATACGCTCCTTCGGTGCCGGCTTGGCCGCGCCGTTCGAACCTGGGGCGCGATTCTGCGTCGGGAGATTGCTCTGCGGGTGGCTGTCGCTATCGATCGATGCGCCTTCCCCAGTTGCGATCTTGAATAGCGAGCGGAGGAATTGCTTTTCCGCATAGGACTGAGCGGCGCCGAGGGCCTGAGAACCCATCGAAGCACGAACCATAGCCGTGCGGCGCAGGGGACCGTATGAAGAGCCATCGGCATGCGCAGTGAATGCGAACACCATCTTCAGCCAAGCATCCTTGCCATCGTTGATGACATCGAAGGATTCCTCGTCTGAGGAGATTACGAGCTTAGCCTTGGCCATCTCTGGACGGACAGCCTCTAGGAAGTCGTCGATGCTGGCAAAGTTATAATTGCCATGTTTATTCTTCTCGCCCTTGTTGAGCATCGGCACGCCAGCCATGACGGCGGCGATTGCTTCGGAGATTTTCGCGTCCATCGTCATATCCTCACAGTGCCAGCAGAAACATTGCGGCGATGATGATCAGAAATCCTAGCACCAATCCCGCCACAGCCTCTCGGCCATAGCCGTGTAAGACGTGGAACGGGGTTATAGGCTGGGAATAGCCACGGATCTCGGCCTGACGGCGGCGGACGAAGTCATCCTGATAGGGACTCATCAGAAGTCCCCCATCATGCGCGCGGCACGGGCCTCATCGGCATAGTCGCGTTCGATCTCTTCGGCGTCGATCCAATCCTGCATGCACAGATCGGCCAACTCGGATTCTGAGTAGAACCCAGCGTCGATCATCCATGTCATGTTGAACCGCGTACCAGCGACGTGCTCGATCTTCTCAATCTCGATCGTTGCCTCACATGGCGGGTAAACATCGGAGCCAGGATCGCCCGGCGTGGCATCATAGGTTATGACCACTTCGGCTTCGTGCTCACCACAGCCTGCAAGCTGGAAGATGAGCCATGTTTTCATGGTGCGGCTGGCCATCAGAAATCCTCCTCAAGGTCGCCAAAGCCATAGATGCTGTTCACCAGAGCCTCGAACTCGGCGGCAGACATGTTCGGATCGCTGTAGGCAAGCGCAATCCGCTCGCTCGGGATCATCGGAACCGACATGACGGGGATGATGACCGGAATGTCCGGAAGCCGCTCATAGATGTAGGTTGTCATGTCAGGCCTCCTCGATCTGCTTGTTGAGATCGGCGATCTCATCGCATGCGGTTTCGAGTTCGACTTCGAGGTCTATGATTTTCTCAACCATCTCATCAAATGAGAGATTGAAAAAATCGTCTCGGCGCTTTCGGATGGTATAAAAGTCCGCCATCACAAGCCCTCCATCTCGGAAACATCCACCGGCTTATGCCGCTTGGCATTCAGTTCGTTGATGGCGGATGCTATGACCTCTGCCGGACTTTCATCGTCACAGTTTAAGCTCATGCTGCTTCCGACAGTCACATCCGAGTGAGCGTATGCCCCGAAATAAACGGTCCCGTCAGTACGGCGGTAAGCGGTTACAGACAGAGCGGTCAGGTCATGCTCAGCGATGAGCGCGCGAAGCTGTTCGGTGAGGGTCATGTCAGATTTCCTTTCCAATGGCATTAGCATATGCCATGCGGATCTTGCGGAAAGCATCGCTATCAGTGCGTATTGCGTCTCCGTAGATGTAATTTCCGCCATGGTCATACCCTATGCATACGTCCATAGTTTCTTCTTGGAAGAGATCCTCTATGGCTTTCATCATATCGTCCGCGGCCGCGATCTTGTGCGCCTCCGCCTTCATATGCTCCGGAAGGGTTAACTGCACCTCTCCGCCTTCGGGATCGGGAACATAGACCAGCCATTTGCCGACCATGCTCCATGCGCAGCGCCACGCGCTCACTTGCCCATTCCTTCGTCGAATTTCGCCGAAGCGATGCGCGACTGCAGAGAGCGAGGGTCATGGCCGAACGAATCTTCGTCCGAGCACGAAGCCTCCTGCAGCATGTCGTGCAACTGATCGCACTCGAACAGGTCGAACGCTGCGCGGAGCAGGTCGGTCCACTCCGGGCACTCACCCAGCGCCGCGCCGGCAGCCGCCGCCAGCTCGTAGGCCTGAGCCGCACGGGCGAGGCTATGCGCCTTGATCATCTCATCGTGGCGACGCTGGATCAGCTTCTCGCCTACTCCGAGCTTGTGAAGAAGTTCCATGTCCATATCTGCCTCCTTGTTGAGATGCAGAATATGCCGCTACGGCAACTGTGTCAATCCGCAGTGAGAATTATTTTTCGAGGCGGAATAGGTCACCAGGGGCAATGAGAAGGGCGTTGGCGAGGTCGATTATATCGTCAACATTCGGCTTGCGCGCTCCAGATGCCCATTTGCTTAGCACTGGCTGATTGAATTTTTTCCCGCGAATCTCAGACATTCTCGCAGCTAGATCGCGCTGCTTCACGCCGCGCTCTGCCAGAATTTCCTTCAATGAGAATCGGTATGTCATAATTCTCAATGTACCGATCTCGGCTTGCCGCAGCGACATAAATTTATGGTTGCAAAGGTCTTCGATGTGGATCATGTTTGCCACTATGGCATTACCCCAAAAGGTCGTCAAGGAAGCCCTAATGCGCATTGGCATACCAAAAGGCAGTAACGGAATCTTCGAAAAGAGAGGGTTTGTTTACTTCCTAAGGGCTAAGGACGGATCTGGTCCAATTAAGATCGGGTTTTCCGTTCATTTAGAAAGCAGGGTCAAATCTGTTTCCTCTTCGATCAAGAAAGATCTAGAAATAATAGGAATTCTTGAAGGTTATATGTCCGATGAAGCATGGACGCATCAGAAATTCATAAATCATCGCCTAGACGGGGAATGGTTCTCACCAGTCGAGGAAATTATATCGTTCGCGAAAAGCGTCATAAATTTCCCAAGAAGGGCGTATCATCCACAATATGTTATGGCCCTTCTTTTCTACGAACTGATCGAAGAAGGCTATTCCCCATCGGTGATTTCAAAAGCATCTGATACTTCTGAGTCAAATTTACGCAACATCATGAGAAAATGGAATTTTCCCGTAAATAATAATGTAAAAGTCAGGTATCGCCGCAACGTAAGAGATTGCGTGATAAGCATCCGCAACATGCTCAAGAGGGCAGAAACTTACGAGCAAATCAAAGTGTTTTTCCCTAAAATTGAGGAGAAGTACCTTGCATATTCTGATTGATGTGATCGCGACCGGGGTTGCAGCGATTTCGATGATGGGGATCGCGCGTCAACGACAGATGCTGCTTGAGAAGCACATGCTGATCAGTGACCTGTGCGCCGATCGAGATGTGATCGAGACCGACCGCAAGCGTCTCTACAAGCTAAATTCCGAACTGAATGTTCTGGTCGAGCATCTCGATCGCGAATGTGACGACCTATCCGCCAAGGTGATCAAGTGGGTTCCGATCCGTTCCGATGGCGGCAAGTTCGGCCGGAAGGCCAACTGATGGCCGCGCCGTGGACCGATGCCGAGACCGATAGGCTGTGCGACTTGCGCAAACGCGGTCTGACATTCCTAGCCATTTCGAAGGCCATGGGAATGACCCGTTCGATGATCGCTGGGAAATGCCGGAGATTAGAGGGGAAAGGCAAGCTCTATAATATCAATTCTCATTCCTCACGTCCTCCCCTCTTTCACCGTCCGCCGGCGATCAATAAAATCTTCGCAGAGGAGAAGAGCAATGCACCCGTCCTTCGTCGTCACGCTGTCATTCGCGATGCTTGGCGCGTTCGCCGTCGCCTCGATGAACATGGCAAACGCATTCTTCGCCATGTGCGAGCAGATTGATCGCGAGGGAGACTGGCAATGACCGACTTCAGCGATCTGGAAGTGCGACTTAAATCGCTTCTCAAGGGCTCGTTTAGCAGCCTATCGATAGCTTTCAACGATGCAAACGCGCCTTCCTATATGACGGTTGGCGAAATGGTGGAATCCGGACACCTCGCAGATTGGGATACGCATGGATGGGTGTCCGAAGATGAGAGGAAGCGAGCGATTGCCTTAAACTCCATGTGGTCGGTTCAATGGTATCCACAAACGCCTATCGGATTCTGTGTCGTCCATGCTTCGAGCCTGACCGCCGCGCTCAATGCAGCATTGGAGGAAAACCAATGACCGGAGCTTTCATCGCAGGATTGTTGGCCTATAGCATGGGCGCAACGCTCCTTCTCATCCACCACATTCTGTTGAGCAATCATCACCGTCGTCTCTCGAATTCGCAGAGACTTCGCGCGGATATGCTGGAAACCCTTCTGCGCCGGAAAGAGCATCGTCTCTCCGGAAAAACCCAGAAACGCGACGCTATCGGTCGCTTTACCACGAAAGTCGGTTCATGATTGTAAGGCTTAATCCCAAGACCAATCGCATCACCTTGGAGCGCGTGAAGGTCGACCACAAGGCCGAACTAAAGCGCCACATGGCGTCTCTTCCGCGAACGACATTGCGTCTGTCGGATGATCATCTGTTCGGGGAGCATCGCTAATGGGTGCTCCTCCTCGTCCGATCGATCCAGGTTTCAAGGAATACGCCCTGACCCACGGCGTAGCAGAGACGAAACAGCACTTCTCGCTTGGCACAGGCACGATGCGGCGCTGGGTCATCGAATGCGGTATCGCCGATGAGATCACCGCCCGGCAGGGAAAGCCGGCGCAGTTACGGCCTATGCCCGAAGATTTCCCGATCTATGCGGGCAAGGAGACCAACGACAAGCTGCGCGATCGCTTTACCTGCGGTGAGGCACTCATTCTGCGCTGGCGGCGCGAGTGTGGCATCAAGTCACCCTCGAACGCCAAGGAGACCGGGGATGCACCTGCCAACTTCGTGGCTCTGGCCGCGAACCTCTATCGCTATGAGGCTGCCCAGCGCTTTGGGGTCAGTGGATACAAACTCGCCCGCTGGGTGCGTGAGACGGGCGCCAAGTTCAAGCAGCGCAAGCCCTACGGGGCAGTGCAACAGTCTCTCATTCCTCCGGCCGACGATTCCATGGCTGGACGCGCTGCCCAGCATCTACGGCGCCTGATGCCGGTCTACCAAGCCTCCATCCTCGACAAGAAACGTACCGGGCATGTCGTTGGGGGGCGTCACATGGAGACACAGGACATGATCACCATGGCGCAGAAACGGGGCTTCAATCCTCGCGGCTGGGAGGCTCTGTGACGTGATGCGGCACAAGGTCAATAAATTCTGCGCCAAGCGATCGCACTGTTCAATCGGCCATGAGCATAGCTCCATTGCTGAAGCCCGAAAGTGCAACGAACTCCGCCTGCTAGAACGCGCCGGGGAAATATCCCACCTCGAATTCGAACCTTTTTATGGCTTCGTCGTCGGAGGTGTCCAGCTAAAGCACGACAATGGCAGACGGGTTGGCATGAGGCCAGACTTCGCCTTTCGCGAGCGAAACGGAAAACCCGTGGTTCTCGATCTGAAAGGCGGACAGGCCACGCGCACAGAGGCCTATGTCCTTCGCCGCACGCTGTTCAAGGCGTTTTACCCAGACATCGAATTTAGGGAGGAAGGGTGATGACTGTTCGCACCACAACCAGGCTCTTCGCACCAGCGATCAAGGCAGCGAAATCGCTCGACTGGACCCATGCTCGCATCCGTCATTACGGAGACCGGGAAAACCGCAAGCGCTTCATTTGCTCTCTCTACAGCGCTGGACGGATCGACGTCAGTGCAAAGCTGATGCCGCTGGATCTGTATGTGGATGAGTGTTGAAAGGGGAAAGCAATGAGTTGGACACAAAGCGAAGCGATTGATCTTTGTCGCCAGATTGAGGCGATCTGTCCACCCTTTGGGTGCCATGTCGCACTGACGGGTGGTACCCTTTACAAAGAGGGTTCGCGCAAGGATCTGGATATCCTGTTCTACCGGATACGACAGGTCGATGTCATCGATTACGACGGCCTATTTGAGGCGCTATCGAAGATCGGTGTCGAGCGCGTGAACGGGTTTGGCTGGTGCATTAAGTGCGACAATTTCGGTCGTACCATCGATTGCTTCTTCCCGGAGGAAGGGGGCGAATACCCCGTTGCTGATCCTGACGATATGCCAGTGTTTGACGGCCTAGAGCCATACGAGGCTTGAGCAAAGATGAGTGCGGCTATTGCCAACCGCCGCACTCATCTCGGCGTGAAGATCAACGCACACCCATTGTGGACTGATTGCGCAACAAATCTATACGCTTGAAGGTAGTACTACTTTAGGGTATGTTTCCCCTAACCCCCAGCCCGGAGCCATGCTCTACGAACTGGGGGATCGGTGAAAACGGAGTGCCAGCTCCTGATCACCATGACGACGAAGGAAAATCACGGTGACTGACCCCTTAATACCCATAGTTCATTTCTGTTTCAAGGCTTCCGTTCTGTGAGCGCGAAACAGATCGGGTGGGCGTTGGCCCAAAAGACGGGATCGCTTGAAAAGCTGGTCCTCATTGTGCTCGCAGATCGCTCCGATGCCAATGGCTGGTCATTCATGGCGCAGGGCACAATTGCTGAACGCTGCGGATGTTCGCGCAAGACGGCTAGAACCGCATTGCAGACGTTGGAAGAGGGCGGATTTATACGTCGCGTCAGACGATCTATTGGCACCCTTCGGACCAGTGATCACATCCAAATAGGCCCCTCTTCCCGCTGGGTAAAAATTACCCAACCCATGGGGTCAAATTTACCCACGATTCCTACCTCTCCTAACGGAGTAGGTAAGGAAGAAGAAAATAGTGCTCGGCATGGGGGTGCCAAGATCCTGAGGTTCGCCAAGCCATGAGCGCCTACCTCATGATCAACCCTGATATTCTCAATGACCCAACTCTTCAGAGATTGCCTGCAAAGAAATTTCGCAAGCTGTTCCTAGAGGCATCGGCTGGAGCGAAGAATGATTTTTCTCGGTTCGTCAAAGGTCCATATTTTAGGTTGCCAACTAGGGAATGGCAGGCTGTCAGGGCTCTCGTTTTCGAGAGAGATAATTTTACCTGCACTTACTGCGGAACAGTGAATGGTCCCATGGAGTGCGACCATATCCATCCTGTGTCTAAGGGTGGATCTAGCGATATGAGCAATCTGACGACTGCCTGTTTTAAGTGCAATCGCTCAAAGCGATCCAAGACCGTCGACGAATGGCTGACAGGTAAGACCATTTGAAATGGATGAAGCCTTCTAACGGGGGATGAGATGAGATCACTGCGAACATACCAATCCAAAGCAATCGAGATGTGCCGAGACGCACTCCGCCGCCGCCGCAAGCGCATCATGTTGCAGTTATGCACTGGTGCAGGAAAGACCGTGATCGCCGCAGAGATCATCCGCATGGCCCGCGAGAAGCGGAAGCGGGTCTTGTTCATCGTGGATGCCATCTCTCTCATCGATCAGACGGTACAGCGTTTCGAAGAGCATGGCTTGGAAGACATCGGAGTAATCCAAGGGAGCCATTGGCGGACCAATTACAGCAAGCCGATCCAGGTGGCATCGGTGCAGACCTTGGCTCGTCGCAGCATTCCGGATTTCGATTTCGCGATCGTCGATGAAGCCCATGCCCAGTACAAAGCCATCCGGGATATGATGGACGAAAACCCGGAAAAGATTTTTATCGGCCTGTCTGCAACCCCTTGGAGCAAGGGTCTGGGCAACAGTTACGAAGAGCTTCTGGTGCCTGTTCGCATGCAAGAGCTGATCGATCAGGGATATCTCTCGCCGTTCAAGGTCTATGCTCCCTCTCATCCGGATTTGTCGAAAACCAAGGTCATTGCCGGCGATTACGACGAAGATGACCTAGCCCGCGTGATGGGCGACGAAACGCTTGTCGCCGACGTCGTGCAGACATGGAAGAATCTCGGGCAAGGCATGCCTACACTGTGCTTCTGCGTGGACCGTGCGCATGCCCGATTGATGGCAGATCGGTTCAACGAGGCTGGGGTTCCTTGCGGGTATATCGACGGAGAGACACCTGCCGAAGAACGTAGGGACATCGAACGCCAGTTGAACAACGGAGATATCCAGGTCGTTTCCAATGTCGGATGCCTGACTAAGGGCGTGGACTGGGCTATCGGATGTGTGATCCTGGCACGGCCTACCAAGTCAGCCTCGCTAGCTGTGCAGATGATTGGGCGCGGCCTAAGAGTGAACCCCGGCATCGGTGATTGTATCATTCTCGACCATACCGATACGGTTCTGCGCTTGGGGTTCCCGACAGACATTCACCGGGACGAAATGTGCACGGCCAAGAAAGGCGAGCGACAGAAGACCGAACTGCGCGCGGCCACTACGCCAGCAGAATGCCCGTCTTGCCACGCTCTGCGCTCCAACAAGGGCGCTCCATGCGCTTGTGGCCATGTGCCAAAGGATCGCACGTCAGACCTTCGTGAGGGCGCTGGGGCGCTGTCTCTGGTGCAGGGCGGCAAGCAGACGGAGGCGACGGTGAAGCGGGCCAAGCCCAAGCCGTCCGACAAGCTGCGTTTCTATCAGGAGTTGCTCGGCTACTGCCATCTGCACGGCAAGACGATGAGCTATGCACTGGCGACGTTCCGGAACCGGTTCAACGAATGGCCACACAAAAAGGATGGTGTCCAACCGGTCAATCCGTCACCTGAAACCCTGTCCTATATCCGTAGCCGGAACATTGCCTTCGCAAAGAGCCGACAAGCCAATGGTGCGCGATGAGCAAACCCGCATGGCATGCCTACGAGGAGAATGTGAAAACCTTCATCCCAAGGTTATCATCGGGACAGGAGTTGGAGCACCGCGCCAAGCTATTGTTGATGCGGGACAGGGCGAACACCAAGCGCGCAGAGGTCAAATGGCAGGCGGACCAGATCCTCTATACGATTTCCAGTCTGGTGACGGCCCATGCTCTTTCGACCAAGCCGTCTCCGGATGAAATCGGTACATTGTGGGACGTGGTATCGAAACTGTGGATGGCGGCGGGACTTTTGCAAACAAATGGTCCAGAATGAAAAACATTGGTGAAATTCCCGATATCGACAGGTGCGACATTCGCTTCCGCAATGGTCGCATTCGGCGTGGGATCGATCCGAAGGGATGGCGTTGGAAACCTTGGGATACTGGGCCATCTGACTTCGATATTGTCGACTATCAACCGACGAAGGATAATGCATGAAAATCACCCGCCCCACAGACAGAATGACCCGTATAGAGCATGAGGGAAGAACCTTCTCTATCGCCGGGAAGTGGACGAACGAAGAGATACGCAAGGCAATGAAGGCGAAACTCGCGGAGCCGAAAACGCATCCGCTGATAGGAGAATGATGATGCATTGGCCGCAAATCACGATGATAGTGTTGATCACCCTTGGGACCGTTAAGCGCATCGTCAGGCGCACGAACGGCGGCTCAAATGCTGAGCGCATCGCCGCTGCAATCGGCTGCCTGACGTACCCAGGTTCCATGATCGGTATTCTCTACGCAGGAGGGTTTTTCGGATGACCGATACATCAAAACTCCTCGATAAGGGCGAGCGTCAGATGTACGAATGGATGTGCCGTCTTGTGCGGGATATGGCTGGCAGAGGCGCGACGATTGCCTCTTACTATGTAGATGCAGATTATAGCCGCGCTCGTGAGATCGTGGATTTTCTGCCGAAACCGGTCGATCCCGATCTGATCGAAGCACGGGAAATCTGCACTCGCGACGCTTGTTACACGCAACGGATGGCCGAAGCCGTTCGTGATGGTGATTACGATGGAACATCGACTGTTAGAAATATTCTCTCCGCCATCAAGCGCGGCCGAGAACTTGAGAGGGATGGAAAGTGACCAAGATCGATGATGCACTGGTCGAACGGATGACGGTTCTCATCAGGGCTTGGGCTCACGATGAGAGCTATTATCCATTCCGTGGCTATGGAGAAACCATTGACGAGGCTAAGGCGGTTTCCGCCCTCCTTCCGGAACCGGTTGATCCAGACCTAGTAGAAGCCCGAACACTGGCGTGGGAGCACAGTGATTGTAAAAAGAGCTATTCCCAATCCTTCGTCATGGATGGTCGAGCCGATAACGGAACGGCGGTCAAGGCCATGCTTGCCGCCATCAAGCGCGGCCGAGAGATGCAGAAGGATGGGAAGTGACGATGAGATGCGATGAATGCCGCTGGTGGAAGCCGCACGAGCAGAAGGAGATTCCCTGGGTTTTCCCTAAGCCAGAGGGTTGGCTTTCAATTTTCGATTACGCCAGAACCCGTTGCCATTATGACAGCTTGGACAGAGTGAAGGAGGTGGAAACCTACAACATCTCCGGGCAATGCTGCTACAGCAGAGAAACGCACACGAAACTCAGGGATGATTTCTGCCGGTTTCACGAACCAGATGCGTGACCACCTAACTCAAAAGTGGTAGACTGACCACATGACCATCGCATCCATAAACGACTGGATAGCCATCCGCATCACGAATGCGGTGGGTACGATGTGGTGCACATATGCCTTTGCTGGTCTCGCACTGGTGAGCCTTCCCGAAGCTATCAAGGGCGGAACTGGTCCGTTGATCGCTTGGACCGCGCAAACTTTCCTCCAGCTGATATTACTTCCGATTATCCTCGTGGGTCAGAACCTCGGAGGACAATCCGCAGAGCGCCGAGCCCAGACCGATCACGAAGCCATCATGGAAGAGCTAGACCTACTCAAGGGGCTGCACGTTGAAATCCATGCTGCGCTCGGGATAGAGATGGTGTCCTGTGGTGTTTCGGTGACACATTGAGGAAAACGACATGCTGATATCCTCATCGTTCGAAATGGACGGTCCATGCCACGCAGAGGGAGAACTTTATCCTGATGGCTGCGTGCGCTTGACGAAGATCAATCGGAAGCGCGGGAATTACTACGAGATGGTCCGCATCTCCGAAGGCTGCAAGCCAACCGAAATTGCCCATAAAAGCCTTTTAGATCAGAACGCTGATATTATCAAAATCACCCGAGAGCAGTGCGCGCTGATGAACGCGGAACGTCTCGAATGGTCTAGGAAAAACCCGTGAACAACGCGCTGACATCAGGACTGCGGCCCATCCATCCGGGAGAGATCCTACGAGAGGACGTTCTGCCCTACCTAGGCATGAAGGACACAGAAATCGCTCTGCGCTTAGGCATATCGCGCCAGACGCTCGACGAAATCCTCCATTGCGAACGACCTATCACAGCATGGAGAGCCGAACGTATCGGGAAACTCACGAACACGACCCCTGAATCCTGGATCCGAATGCAACAGAACTACGATTTGAACCATGGAAAATCCGCCTGAACTGAGGTAATCTCCGGACATGGCTACAAACCCACAGATAGACCAGAAAGCGCCGAGAGCACGAAGGAAATCCGCCGGGCGCCCAAGCATATACAGCTACAAGATATCCGAAGAGATCTGTGAACGCCTCTCCGAAGGCGAAAGCCTTATCCAAATCTGCCGCGATCCGCACATGCCAAGCCGAACAACCGTGTTGGGATGGCAGAAAACTGATCCAGATTTTCGCAGCAGGTGCGCGCACGCGCGTGAGGCTCAGGGCGAATGGACGGCCGAAGACATCGCCGAGACAGAGCGCGAGCTGCGTGAGGGTCTGATAGATGCCCAGACGGCCAAGGTGCTGATATCCTCCAAGCAATGGCGTGCGGCTAAGCTGAAACCCAAGGTTTACGGCGATTCCACGATGCTCAAGCACGCCGACGCTAACGGCGAAGCAATCCGCTCGGCGATCGATCCGACGCTTCTGTCTCCGGACGAACGCGACACTCTACGCCAGCTCATCCTGGCATCCCAACAGCGCGCATTAGCTCCCCCGGAAGAGGCGGAATATGAGGAGATCAGTGATGTTGAGGAAGAGTGACGTGATGTGGCTGCTGCAGCGGCTGCACCTGGTCAAGCGCAAGCCGGCGCCGCGTCCCGTACAGGTGATCTGGGGCGGCTGGACGGATGACGAGGCGTAAGATATTTACAGTTAGACGTTGACAAGATCTAACTGGAGAGCGTAAGACATGGCTCCTAACCTAGGGAGCTATGAAATGAACAAAAACGACCGAGAAGCGATTGCGCGGATCATTGCGCCGGAAGAGTGGCGTGATATGGACCGGTACTTGGCTATCGCTAATAGTCTAGCAGCCAATGGACATTTTTCGATGGCTGTGGACGCCTTCAACGATGCTGAGTTCGCCATCGTCGATAGCCTAACCAAGGCCGACGCGATCCTATCTATCAGCCGCCACGATGGACCTGCGGGTGATGTGGCGCATCTCATTGATCGCCTGTCTCGCCTTGATTGCACGATGGTTGAAGTATGCGAGCCCCACCCCGGGAATACTTCGCGGAATATCATTCCGATGGTGCGCAAAGAGCTGATCGACGCCCTCGCCCAGCCGGCATCGGACAAGTCATGACCTTCGACAAGAGAGCGTACATGCGCGAGTACATGCGCAATCGCCGGGCCGGGAAGACAACCGATAAAGCTCGAGCTGATCGCATGGCGGAAGCGCTAACCTGGATCATCAAGCGCCTAGAGGGCAATCAAAAGCCTCTCGCGGTCGAGCTTCGAGATGCGGCAGAAAAAGCGCTGAAAATCGATGACGTCCCGCTTGACACATCTCGGTAGGTTACGTAACACAAAGCATCAACGATACAGGACAACAGCCATGCTTCTCACCATCGCCTTCGCCAGCTTCGCGCTCTCCTTCTTCCTCCTCGGTAAGCTGTGGAACGGGATCGAGGATGCTGTTGCACGTAACAGCATCGAGGATCTGAGGCCGCGCTATCGGTCTTGGGATCGCCGGGCGGGTCGCTGAGAGGAGATCGGTGATGACCACCATCACCAAAACCGGACGTGAATATCGTGGCTGGACGATCAGCTATGATCCCCCACCGATCCCGTGGCGCGGTGCCGACTGGACAGCTACGCATCCAAATTACGATGCTAGTTACGAAGATGGCTCATGGCACGGCAACGGGAAAAGTGTCGAGGCTGCATCTCTCGACGAGCTTATACGCGAGATCGATGCCTGGATTGAGGAGAATGGAGATGACGCCTGAACAGCGCACGTTGCTTGAGGACAAGGCCGACGTGTGGCGCCGGGCATCTCGCGAAGGCAATATGGAACTGCGGGATTACCACCGTCGCTGCGCCGATGCTCTCGACGCCCTGCTAAACGAGCGCGATGATCTCAGAGAGGCGCTTCGTCAAATTCTAGATGCGCCGATTATAGATCATTCTTACCCCGATCGCAGTGTCTATGACATCGCCACAGCCGCTCTAGCCCAGCAGTCCAACGCAAAAGAATCAGCTGAGACGATGCTAAATCGCTTCCCCAAGACAATGGATCGTCTCTCCCAATCTGAGCAGGAAGATCGCTCTTGATGACCAACGCCGAACGCCAAGCAGCATTCCGCAAGCGCCAGGTCCAGAGAGAAGAGAGGATGCGCCTTGCGTTACGGAACATCCTTGCTAGATTAGAGGGGAACGACAAAGCTCTTGCGAATGAGTTGCGGGCTTTGGCTCAAGAGGGGTTGGGTGAGTGATGACATGATCCACATAATCCTGCTACTCCTCTTCGTTCTGATCTTTTTCCCGAGGCTGAAAGGTTAACAAATGTCTGAAGATCCAGTTCGACGCTACTGCATCTCTCTCGCTGCTGAGACGATGAAAGGCTTTCATCATACGCAGGTGGTCGCTGCCGCTACTGCATTCGCAGATTTCGTAAACGGCGTGAAAGCGGAAGAGGAAACCCATGATGCCTCTGCCGATCTAAACGTGAAGGAAGGCTGATGCCCACTCTCTCAGACATCGAAAACGCAGTCACGGCACAGAACACGGTGATCGATAGCGTCGCCGTGCTGCTCAACCATCTGACGGACCAGATTGCCGCGGCCAATCGCTCTGGTGATAGCGACACGATCGCGCGCATCATCGGAGAGATCCAGGATGGCACGGCGCGTCTGACGAGCGCTGTGACGGCCAACACGCCGGGTGGACCTGCGGTGGTGACACCTCTTCCGGTTGCCTCTGCGCCCGAGCCTGTCGTCGTTCCGCTTCCGCCTGTGGATACATCGGTGGAGACTCCTCCTGCGCCAGTTCAGACGGCTGAGACCACGCCTTCGGACGTTCCGCCGGTTGTGGATAACGTTGTGGACACCACTGTTCCTCCGGTCGACACGGTTCAGTGATCTGTTCGCTGGCATGAACGCCGCGTCATGCTAGAGGCGATGGTGTGGATTCACCCGTGACGACGGACACTCTCCCGCGCTCGATCGCCGCATTCACCCGTCGTCTAATGGTAGGACATCGCACTTTGGCTGCGGCAATCGAGGTTCAAGCCCTCGCGGGTGATCCAAGCAAGAGGGGATGGCTTGACCGCTGTCCCCTTTTCCCCACATTGAGCACATGAAATTTAACGACATACAGATTGATCCGATTGAGCAGTTGCGCTTACTCGACCGAGTGGACTGCGAGGAAGACCTCTACACATTCCTCAAGATGGCTTGGCCGCATTTCGAGGCATCCAGTTTCACTGATGGATGGGCTCTCGATGCGATCTGCGAACACCTACAGGCGGTCACAGACGGACAGATCCGCCGACTGATCATCAATCAGCCACCTCGCACGGGTAAGACCAACATCATCAGCGCAGCATGGCCAGCTTGGACATGGGCTCAGAAGAGACGAACCCACACATCCGGTCCAGGTGTTGAGTTCCTGACGACCTCCTACGGCCTGAAGCTCGCTCGCGAAGGCTCGGACAAATGCAGACGCATCATCAAGAGCGACTGGTATCAGAAACTGTTCGGAGATCGTGTCCAGATCCGTGCCGACAAGGATGGCATGGAGACGTTCGCCAACACACAGAACGGACAGAGGACCATTCGTTCGGTCGGCGCGCCCTGCACGGGCCTCGGATCTTCCATAATTATCTGTGACGACGTTAATTCTGCGTCTGATGAAATGAGCGAGGTCACGCGAGAGGGCGTGATCGAATGGTATCAGGGCATGCTTGTCTCGCGTCTCAACGATCCCAAGCTGGGCGCAATCGTCAACGTCCAGCAGCGCATTGCCGAAGATGACATCACCGGGTTCCTATTGGAGAACCAAGGCGACGATTGGGTCCACTTGTGTCTGCCGATGCGATACGAGCGTGATCGTCACTGCGTCACGTCGATTGGCTGGCAGGATCCGCGCAAGGATGAGGGAGAGTTGCTTTTCCCGGAGCGCTTCGGACCCAACGAGGTAACGAGCCTCGAAAAGGCTATGGGGCCATTCCGGGCAGCGGGTCAGCTCCAGCAAAGGCCGGAACCCAAGGGTGGCGGCATCATCAAACGCGAATGGTGGATGCCATGGGAGACGACCGAATATCCGCCGATGGATTACATCATCGCCAGCGTCGACACAGCCTATACGGAGAAGAAGGAGAACGACCCTTCTGCTATGACCGTGTGGGGTGTGTTCAGCGAGGATACCAATAGCGTCGTCAATCGCATCTTGGATGCGGAGGGGCGGCCGATGTATGCCGAGCGCACTTCCTATCTCCACGCGCCAAAGTTGATGCTGATGTACGCATGGAGCGAGCATCTCGAATTTCACGAGCTGGTCAATAAGGTGGCGATAACGGCCAAGCGGCTCAAGGTCGACAAGCTACTGATCGAAGGCAAGGCGAGCGGAATATCCGTGGCGCAGGAAATCCGCCGGCTCTACGCTCATGAGGGCTTTGGGGTACAACTGATCAATCCCGGCGCACAGGACAAGGTTGCTCGGCTCTATTCAGTCCAGCATATCTTTGCTGATATGATCGTCCATGCTCCCGATAAGGAATGGGCGGAGAAGACGATCACCCAGGTATCGCAGTTTCCCAAGAGCAAGCACAAAGACCTTACAGACACCGTTTCTCAAGCGGTTCGTCATCTCCGCGATATCGGAATGCTGACCCGCGCACCCGAACGCCAAGCGGACTTGGACGAGAGTTTGCGATTTAGGGGTAATGAGGGTAAACAAGCGCTGTATCCGACCTGAGGGGTGACATGGCCAGAATTGCCCAAACCGTAATCACATGGCTCGCTCGT